GTCCTTATTGATCGTCTTCAGCATTTCCAGAAGGGTCAATACGCCTGCCGTGAAAACGCCATCGCACTGACCAAACTCGAAGAAGCGCAGATGTGGCTACAGAAACGCACCCGCGACCGAGAAGCACGTGGCGTCGAAGGGACTCACAAGGTCTAAAACATGGGCAACAGTCGATCCAAAGAAGCGTGGGGGATGCGGAGTAAGGGCGACGGGGAAACCCGCAACGCCGCTTACCTCTCGACCTGCCACGACCTCGTGGATCGTTCGCCGGCTGCCGACGTGGAACGTGCGAAGTGCAAGGCCGACATGCGCTACTTCTACGAGAACGTGCTGGCGCAGGAAGTGCGCGACCGGCGCACCGGCACCGTGCAGATGCAGGGGCTTGGACGCCTGCACGACTACCTGATCGACTTCCTCACCTTCGAGCTTGAGAGCGCTCCGTCGCATTCCCCGCTTCGTGCCTACCTGCCGATGCGCGATGAGAACATGCAGTTCAAAGAACGGTGGATGTACTTTGAAGATCTGTACTCCCCGCCTCAGATTCAAGACGGCCCGGACGGCCCGATCAGCCAGATGTACTACCGCAGCGAAACGCCGTGGATGGGCATGATTGTGCGCATCAAAGGCGACGGGCTGGACAAGACTGTGCTGTGCCCACGAGGCCACCTGAAATCGACGCTGTGCAACGTGGTGTTCGGACTCTGGACGATCATCAACGATCCCGAATCCCGGAGCATGGTGCTGTCCCACACGTCCACGCTGGCCGTCGCGTTCATCTCTGAAATGAAGTGGCACTTCGCTCACAACGCGAAATTCCAGAGGCTCTTTGGCGATCTCGGCCCCCCGCCCAACAAGCGCGGAGCGTGGAACGCCGAGAGCTTCAACGTCAAGACCCGCTACGGCTGGAAGTCCGAAGGCAAAGAGCCGACTGTGTGGGCGCTGGGCGTCGGCAGTGACAAGGCCGGTGGCCACTTCAGTTCCATGCGCTTTGACGACATCGTGGGCCCAAAGAACACGGCGACCGCAGACCTGATTGCCAAGTCAAACATCCACGCCGAGCAGATGGAAGCCGTGCGCGATCCCGACACGCCGCTGCTGAACATCGGTACGCGTTGGGCTGAAGAAGACGTGCATGGCAAGTACACGTCCAAGGACAGTGATCATTCATTCATTTGCTGCACGGTCTGGACGGCATCGGGCAAGCCGATGTACCCAGAGAAGTTCTCACCCCGGGCGATCCAGCGCATCCGCGAAAAGATGTCCGACCGTCAGTTCGGTGCGCAATACCTGAACCAGTACGCGGGCAGCAATGCGCGTGTTTTCAGCGAGCGGTGGGTGAAGCGGTATCCGGGTCGCCCTGCTGAGTTTGCCCACGAGAAAAGGCTGAACATCCTCATAGGAATCGACACAGCCTCGGGTGAAGCCAATTCACAGGGCGATCTGGATTACACGGCCTGCTTCGTGATGGGTCAGACCCAAGAGCGCGACAAGTATTACTTCCTCGACGGTATCTGCGAACGCCTGTCTTCGGACGACATTGCCGTAGCCATCGTCGATCTGTACCTGCGCTGGAAGGACTTGAAGCATTCGAGCGCAAGCATCCTGATCGGCTGCGAAGAGACGCGCTACACGACATTCCTCGGCACGGCCCTGCGGTACGTGCAGTCGCAGAAGGGCATCCAGAGTTATTTCAACGTGATCCCGTTGAAACACAAAAACGTGGCGAAGGGCGAGCGCATCCGAGTGCTGGCCAATCCGTACCGAGACGGCCGCATTTTCTGGCCGGAAGAAGATTTGCTGGTGCCGTCGGTGAGCAGCAAGAAAGGCCCGCTGCTGAATATCAGCGCGATTCTGGCCGACCAGTTCCGTGGGTATCCGGGCATCGTCCACGAAGACTTTCTGGACGCGCATGCGTTCGCGTATTCGATGTCGCGACCGGTCGAATTCCCGGGCGAGAGCGCGAAGGCCACGCTGGCCCGCGATCCGTCCATTCTCACCCGCGAAGAATCGCTGACTCTCCACGAAGACGAAACGCAGGAAACATACGGGGAGGGGCCGTGGCTTGGCTGAGATCATCCAGATAGAGCAGGATGTGACGATGCAGGTGGACATGGGCGAACCGGCCCGTCTGGACGCATTGCCGCCTTTGCACGAGGACGTGAAGAAGCGCGACGAATCCGAAGTCGTCAAGCGCATTATGTCGCGCGTGGACAAGTACAAGAAGTGGCGCGAATCCAACGTCGATGACATGTGGGAGAAGATTTACCAAGCCTACATGGGCTACCCACCGGCCACGTCCACTCCGTACCAGACCACGGTGGTGATCCGCGAAATCTTCCGGCAGATGGAAGTGCTGAAGGCGCAGATGGCCAGCCAGTTCTTTGGCGGCCCAAAGCCGTTCCGCTACCTGCCGAAACACTACGGCTTCGAAGGCCCAGCCCAGGCTGCGGCCAACGTGGTCATGGAGCAGATCAAGAAGCATGGCCTGAGCGAAGAACACCTGAAGTGGCTCGACAATGCGCCGATGTACGGTGTGAGCTACCTGTGCTACGGGTGGCAGTATTACCGGCACATGCAGCACAAGCCGAAGGAGATGCACGCCGACCCTGAAAGCGGCGGCTCCGGTTCGTGGTTCGAGCGCGAAACCAAAGAGATCGAGGAAGCAGGCCCGACGACGCGGTGGCTGAACCATTGGGACTGCTACACCGCTCCGTTTGTGGAAGACCCGCGCAACAGCCCGTTCTTCTTCTACGTCGAAAAAGTCTCAGGCGACTACTTGAAGACCCGCATCCGCGAAGGGTATCTGGACGCCGACCGGTGCAAGAAGGCCGATCCGGCTCTCTGCACACACAACGAAAACAGCGATCCACGCGAAGGCTTGCAGGACTACGACGCCAACCTAGACTTTGGTGCCGATGGCGACGACGCCTTCGAGATGTTGACGTGCTGGAGTAGCGATGGCTGGGAGTACGTGATCCTGAACGGCACGCATTTGGTGCGCGGCCAAGAGTGCTACTACAAGGGCATCCCGATCCTGTGCCTGCGGAATTACCCGAAGGCAGGCGAGCACTACGGCATTCCAGAGCCACTGCTGATCCTTGGCGAGCAGAAAATCCTGAACGACATGATGGGCATGTACGTGGACATCTACCATTTCACGTCCAACCCCATGTTCCTCGTGCCCGAAGGCAGCATGAAGTACTTCAAGAAACCCGGCTTCAAGCCCGGTGGGATCATCCCTTACGAAGTGATTCCCAGCGCTCCCAACATGGGCAAGCCGGAACTGATGCAGGTCGAGCCACGCGAAATGAACCTGTCTCAAGACATGTCGTGGGTGCGCAGCAACATGCAGTTGGCCACCGGACTGACTCCCGAACTGGCTGGTACCGGCAGCAACGCCAACACGGCCACGCAGCACGTCAGCTTGCGAGACGCGGCGGGCGAGCGCATGCGGCACAAAGTCCGAACGTACATGCCGCGCTTCCGCGATCTGTACGACATCCTGTTCCGCCTCAACGCCGCGTTTCTGGATAGCGAAGTGGCGGTGCGCATGGAGGGCGACGACGGAAAGTTCGCCTTCGAGCGGTACGGGCCGGATGTGTTTGCTGCCGAGATCGACGTGGAAGTGGAGTTGTCGAACGAGGCCGAGCAGGGGCCGGAAGCCGCGATGAAGTGGCAGAACGCCTACAAGATTTACGGGCAAGACCCGCTGGTGAACCGCGCTTACCTGATCGAGAAGGGCATTGCCGCGCTGGGCGTGAAGAACCCCAAGCACGTGCTGGTAAACCCGACGCTTTCGATGCAGGACGCCATGCGCGAATACCGCGATTGGCTGGCCTATGGAATCATGGCCGAGCCGAAGGACACGGACAACCACCAGAAGCATCTGGAACTGCATCAGATGCAGCAGAGCACCCCGGAATGGCAGGCGATGGCGCAGGCGAACCCGTCGTGGGCGCCGTGGTGGAACCGGCACGTTGGCATTCACAGCGAGTACGTGAAGGCCCAGCAGGAAGCGAACGCGCAGATGCAGCAGCAGTCCATGCAGATGGACGGCAGTGGCGGGGTGCCGCAGTTGGGCAACCAAGCCGCCGAGCAGAACTTTAACAACGGGATGCGCGGAGCCATGCAGGAAGGTGAGGTGCCTGCCGCATGATGAACATGATGGAACGGGCGCGAACCGCGTTCAAAAACATTCTGACTCCGCAGCAAGCTACGACACCCGTGAACGACGAGCGGGTGGACGCCTTGCGCGACACGGTGGCACAGGGCGAACGGATGCAGCGTTTGCTGAAAGATGCCTCGTTTGAGACGTACCTGAACCTGTTGAGAGATTTCGAGCGGTCCCTGTTGGCGGCTTTGCGCGTTGCACCCCCTGACAACGCTGTGGCAGTCGCGCAGATACAAGGCCAGTTAAAGGCGGTGCAATGGGCACTGTCGCTGGCTCCGGGCAAGGTTGAAGAAGCCCAGTTGGCCATGAGGGAACTCGATTTGTTGGAGGACGATCATGGCTAACGAAGAGAAAGACGGAATCGTAGGACTTCCGTTCACGGGCATTATTGAGGGAGAACCGACGGTCGAAGAGAACGTCGAGCCGGTCGAACAGGTTGAAGAAACCACGCCCGAGCAGACGGAGGAAGCGCCCGTCGAACAGACGGAAACCGCGCCGAACGCCGAAGCGCCTGAACCGGTCGAGGCGGCGCCGGACACCGAAACGAAGGTCTTTGAGAAGGAAGAAGAAGTCGAGCCGGTCGAACCCATTGAGGAAAAGCCAGCCGACAAACTGGCCAAGTTCCGCAAGGAAAACGCGCTCGACGAAGAAGCCGTTGCTTCGGAGTTGGAGGCCCGCGAAGCGCAGGCCGCCGCCGCCGCGCAGTACAACGCGATGCTGAAAGAGTCGCCCAAGTTGCAACTCGCCTATCTCGAAACGCTCGATGAGAAGGGCATGTTGAACGAGGAATGGCGCCCGCATCTGGAGAAGTTGCGCGAAGGCATCACGCCGAAGAAGCAGCCGACCGAAACGCCAGTGAAGCAGGAAGAAGAAAAACTGCCGTCGCTGGAGGAAGCCCGGGCGCACGCCAAGAAGTTGATCGCGGAAGGCCGGGAAGACGAGGCGATTGAGCATCTGGCCGACGTGAAAGCCCAGCACAAAGCGGCAGAACTCCGAAAGGAAATCGAGCCTGTAAAGGCCGAGCTTGAGAACTGGAAGAAATCCAAACAGACCGAAGAACAGCAGCGGCTTCAGCGCCAGACAATGGAAGCTGTTCAGGCCGATCTCTCAGCGGCCTGTGAGAAGTTCCCGAAGATCATGGCCTTGGACAAGCAGGGCCGCGTGCAGTGGAAATGCAAGAAGGCGCTGGAGGCGGTGAACGAGGTTTACAGGGATTGGTCGAACCCGAACAGCGAGAACTACCGGCCCAACGTGAGCACAACGACCATCGTGCGCGAAGCGTTGATCCGCACCGGACGCCTGAAGGCGGGTGTGACCAAGAAGGAAGAACCGAAGAAGCCGCAGGCCAAGCAGCCCATTCATGCGACGGCCAGCACAAGCAGCAAGCCGAACAAAACGCCCGCCGCGAAGGACAGCGAGCCGGGTGTCTTCGGTGTGAGGTTTCGATAATTTGACCCGACGGCTTCAGTTCGGCGCGTGCCGATCACGTCTGGTCTTTGTGGCGGGAGCCACGCAGTAAGGGAGGACAGCCACAATGGCTGAAGTATTAGGTACTAGCGTTGGTACCCTCACGAAGGGCCAGCGCAAGTTGGGGGACGTGGCCGGACCCACGTCGAACAATCCGGGCCGCAAGGTTCCGCAGTGGGTGAAGGATGGCGTGATTCCGATCAACGCCAACGTCGTCCCAATGCTGAAAATCATGGAGAAGAAGGGCGTCAAGAAGACGGTGGGTGATGCGATCTACAACCACCTCGACAACGACGAACTTCCCACGTCGGTGACGCTGGACGCGAACAGTTATGCGTCGGGCGCGACGTCGCTCGTGCTGGCTTCGGGCCACGGCAAGCGCATCACCGAAGGCGACACGCTGCTGTGTCTGCGCACGGAAGAACTGATCTATGTCTCCAGCGTCAGTGGCGACACGGCTCAGGTCGAACGCGGCGAGGGCGGCACCACGGCGGCAACGATCAACGCCAGCGAAGTGCTGAACATCATCGACAGTTCACACGCCGACGGCGCGACCGCCCCGGAAAGCATCTCCAGCGAACCGAACATCCGGCAGAACGCCTGCCAGATTTTCCGCACCGCGCTGGAAGTCTCGGGCCGCAACAAGAACGCCGAAGTGGAAGGCGGCGACGAGTGGAGCCGTGCGTGGATGGACACGGGCAAGAAGCATGCGCTGAAGATGGAAAAGGCGTTCATGTTCTCGAACGGTCGCACCCTGACCGGAAACCGCACGCGCACCGGCGGATTCCCGTACTGGGTCACGACCAACGTGTTCAACAACGCGGGCGCGAACCTGACCGAATCGTACTGGCAGGATTTCGGTCGTGCGTGGTTGCGCCGGAACGCGGGCGTCTCCCCGAACGACGTGGGCATCCTCCACGGCGAACTGGTCAGCAAGGCGTTGTCCGGCTTCATGCGCGACGATCTGCGCTATGAAACCGACGACGAGATCGGCGGCATCTACTGCGCGAAGTACCGCTTCGATCAGGGTCAGACCGTGAACCTGATCAAGCACGGACTCTTCTCGCCGGTCGGCTCCGACGAAACGGCGGCGAACAAGGGCTGGCAGGGCATGGCCTACGGCGTCTGGTTCTCGGGCGTCGGCTGCGCTGACTTCAAGGGCCGCACGGGCAACGTCCAGAAGGACATCGAAGCCCGTGGCACGGACGGCAAGAAGGATGCGCTGCTGGACGACAAGGGCTTCGTGCTGCTGGTCGAAAAGCGCCACGCGAAACTGCTCGGCGTCGCGGGCTGATCCAAACCGAACCAAACGAGCGGGGCGTACAGTGCGCCCCGCTCTCCCCCTGAAACCAATTTGAGTGAGGACTACGGCAATGGCCGAACCGACAAACAACACACAGAACGCCGACCCGACCGTTCGCGATGGCAAGCACCTGATGCTCAGCGAATCACCGAGCTACAACGTGCTGGTGAAACCGGCGGAAATGGAAGAGGCAGTGAACACACGCGGGCGCGTGTTCAACCGCGAAGTGAAGGCCAGCGAGACGGTGCAGTTTGCCAACCACCGCGCATGGGTCACACCCGCACAGGTCGCCGCTCTGCGCAAATGCGTGGACTACTGGTACGGCATTCATTTCATCGCCGCGTCCGATCTGCGCGCCAAGCTGGAAAGCCCGGACTCCGAGAAGCGCAAGGAAGGCAAGGAGTTCATCGTGAGGATGGGCCGCAAGGACGTGATCGTGCGCAACGAACCTGTCACCACCAGCGACGATGTGATGGCCGAGATCGGCGTCGATCTGAAGAAAACCCGAGGCGTACCGGCAGGCGTCTAAGCCTGCTGGAGTTTCAGGGGGCGGGGGGTGTGCGCGCCACCCTCCGTTTAACTTTTCGAGGTTGACCCATGAATTTCTCAAACCTTCAAGAAGCCATCTGGCGAACGCTCGGGTACCACGAAACCACCCAGCGGCGTGATTGGGAGCGGCAGGAAATCCGCGATGCTCTGAACGAGTGTCTGATGGAACTCTCACGCCTGCGCCCATACCTGTGGGGGATGGTAGCTGAAACCAGCATTGCCATCGTGGCGGGCACGGACACCTACGAGATCAACGATTGGTGCCTACGTCCGATCAGTTTCTACACCACCGATCAGGCGGCACACAAGGTCGCCTTCCGGCATCCGCAGAACGCCGACCGCGACGGCAGCCGGAACAGCAATCTGGTGTGGGCAAGCAACGGGCCGTGGCAGTTGACGTGGAAGCCGCACGCCAATGCGGCCGCATTGTCTGGTCTGGCGGCAAGCATTTCGGAAGCAGGCACGGCAGTGACAGGCTTGAGCGGGTTGGGCGTGGCAGACGCCTATGTGAACCGGCTGATCCGCTTCAAGGGCGAGGATAACGACTACAAGATCACGGCGCACACCAACACCACGGCGACGATTGACAAGGCGCACAAAGGCACACTGACGGGGCTGGGCACCAGTGGCGCGGCGTCGAACTACAGCAGCGTGAAGTGGGAGATTGGGCCACCGCAGCGGTATCGCTTGCAGATATTGCCGTCTCCGACGGAAGCGCGAACCATGTATGTGCGTTATGCGCGTCGTCCACGTCGTCTGATTCTGGACGACGACACGCCTGAAATTCCCGAGGAATTCCACAACGTGCTGTGGCGCGGAGCACTGACCAAGATCAGTTTCGCGAAGAAGGACGCCGACTATGTGGCTGCTGGCCAGCAAATCTGGACGGAGGCCAAGCGCGAATTGATGGCGCATGACGATGCTGAAATCTGGGACGAGGACGATAGCGCGTTCTACCACAGTTCGCTCAACAATCATTCGGCTGCGTATGTGCCGGGTGCGTACCATCGGGGGCTGTAATGCAAGAGTTCAGTCTGTCTGAAAAGTTCAGTGGCTTGAACCGGCAGTTGGCTCCCCACCTGCTTGGGCCCAACGAGTCGCCTGACACGGTGGATGCGGGGCCGCATCTGGACGTGATCGGTGAGCTTGGGCCACGCACGGGCAGGCGGAAGGTTTACAACCGAAGTTCGATCATCAACGGCGTCATCAACATGAAGGTGCCGGGTGAAAACTTCCGCATTGTTTGCACGTCGGATGGAGTCTGGCACCCCGAGAATCTGACGTTTCCTTCGCTGACCGACACGGTGAACGGGTACGACCGGGTGTTCATTGAAAGCCTGAATGCAACCAGAGGCAGCGGAACTCCGGGTGTGACGAACGGAACTGCCAAGGTGCTGAGCGAGTCCCTTGATTTGAGCGACTACACCCGCTTCGACATCATGCTCGGTTCGTACTACGGGTTTCAACTGACACCGGGCGATCCTTGGAATTCAGTCATAGCCACATTGCAATTCCGCATTGATGGCGTCTGGACAGATGTGTGTCAGGCCACGTGGGATGGCGCGACCTTCGGCATCCAGCAGTTGCTATCGACTGGTACAGGCACATTCGATCAAGTGCGGGCAGTGATGGAAAACCTCGTTTTCTTTGGAGGCGTCGATTCGGTGGACATCAATCTGTACGCCTATTTCTACGGCAACGTCACACAGCGAAAGGATCTGACAGTCGCATGAAGCCTGTACTGATCCAATACGCCAGCGGCCCTGCGATTGAAGTGCTCAACCTTGTTGAAGCACACAATGCCGCACGCGCTGCGAAACACGGCTGGGAGTACCGCGTGATCCGTGGTGAGTGGGACGTATCGCCCAGCGGCACGGCACGTTCAGAAGCAGCGTGGATGCGGTACCAGTTCATCATGGATCGCTGCGTGGAAGACCTCCACGGCATTACTGCGATATGGGACGCCGATGTGTTGTGGCTGGCGGATGAGGATATTTACGGCGCTTTCGGCTACCCCGAAAACCCACCGTTCCATATCGGTGTGGTGCGGGCGACCGACGCGCTGCTGAACAGCGGAGCCATGTACGTCTGGAACACACCGGATAGCGCGGGTGTGGCTCAACGCTGCTGGGATTACCGACTGAAGAAAGAGTTGGGCCAGGATGGCGCGTTGACGCTGGATTCGCAGGGTGAAGGCAAGGGATTGATCGTTCCAATCGCCAAGGCGTGGAACAACTGGGCGGGCGCCCGGGATGTTGGCGAAGGCCGACCGACCGTGGTGTGGGCGTGGCACGGCCAGAACCACCAGCGGAAGCTGAAGGGCATCGCGACGATGTTGAAGAACATGGGGGTGAGCCGTGGCTGATCTCACCGGCATGAGCACAGAGACGCTGCGCGTGCATGGCGTTCAATACCTGCAACTCGGGTATGCGTGGAACGGGCGAAACCGACCGCGCAAGTACGACCGCGTGGCGTGGAAAAACATGGGCATCTCCCGGGTGCCGTTCATTCCGCAGGTGGCTGCTGGAACGGGCACGTCGTTGATTGGCGACTACCGCTACTACGCGGTGCCGGTGAACGAGAACCAAGTGAACAAAAACGGCGTGGTGATCGCCGGAAACCCGTCCTACGTCTCGGCTGAAATCAAGTTGAATGCACAGGGCTGTACGATCAGCGGCATCCCGTCGTCGCATCCCGACAGCCAAGTGACGCACTGGTACATCTACCGCAACAAGGCCGGTACCTACGACACGGACAGCAGCGACACGACGCTGGATTTCTTCTATGTGAACAAGGTGGCGATTGGCAGCACCAGTGTCACGGACGATCTGGCGGATGATCTTTTGAAGGATGCTCAACGCATCCGGTTCAATCAGAACATCCCGCCGACCTGCAAATACGGTGTGCTGTACGGCGACCGGCTGTTCACGATGGGCTTTGACGCAATCACCACACCGACCGCGACGGTGGCCACGAAGACCATTACAAACAAGGAAAAGACGGCGGGTGTGTGTTTGATGGCCTGTGCTTCTCACGGTTACACAGCAGGCCAGTGGGTGACGATCAACATCAGCGACTTCCGCTTCGATGGCCCTGCGTACATCCTGTCTGTGAACACCAACGACTTCACCTACCACCGACCGGGCGATGATGTGGCCAGCACGGCTGTGGCCAGCGGGAATGCGCAGACTGTGACGCTTTCTTCCGCCGTGCCGGATGGCGTGGTGGGATGCCTGTTCCAGAAGGCTGGAGAGTCCACCGTCTACACGATTTACGGCAACAACAGCACGACCAGCATCACGCTCGACCGTGGGTTCAGCGGCACCTTGTCTGCGTCAGCCATGCGCATCTTCCGAAACGAATATGAAATTCCGTTCAGTGAGTTCAACGACGTGGAGGCGTGGGGGCTGGACGGCGAACTGTCGCGCAACTACCTCGAACTGTCCGGCAAGGAAAAGCCCACCGGCTGCGCGGTCTGGAACGGGAAACTTCTGATCTTCACGCCGTTGAATATCTACACGGTGGATGGCAAAAGCCCGGATAACTTCGGCCTGCGCATCTCGCCAGAGCCGGTCTGGAAGGGCTTTGGCGCGGTGGGGCAGGACTCCATCTGCGTGGACGGCGAATACGTCTATGCCGTTTCGCCGCAGCAGGGGCCGTACCGTCTTGGCCCGGGCGGGCAGATCGAGACGTTTGGCGACAAGCTGCTGACGGATTGGCTGGACAGTCTGACCGAAGCCGAGCAGGCACTGATCAACATGTACAGCAACGGGCGCTGTATCTGGCTGAACTACCCAGAGAGCGGGAACACGGAGACATCGAAGACCTTCCGGTACGACTTTGCCACGCAGGGCTGGTGGGAAGAACGACCGACGTATGCGCGTTTCGGCCTGCGCGATGATGGCGACGGTGGCGTGCAGGGCGCGGCGTTCTACGTCGCTGCGAAAGAAATCTATCAGGCCGACTACGGCACCACCGATGGCGGCGCTGAGTACAGCGGGAATGTGACGACCGGCGGCACGACCAGTTTCACGGACAGTGGTGCAGCGTTCGCCACGTCTGGCGCGGGTCTGGCGAACCTTGTGGTGCGGTTCTATGACGGCACAACCGGCCAGTACAAAGGCATGCGCCGTATATCGACCAACAGCGCCACGTCTGTTTCGTGGGCATCCAGCGGTGCGGGCGGCGGCACGCTGACGATCAGCACCAACGACCGCTACGAGATCGGCACGATTGCGTGGTACTGGCGCACACGGACGATGGCACTGCCGGGGCACGCCGAGCATGTGCAGGAATTACTGCTGGGCGCGAAGGAACTTAACACCAGCAAGTCGCTGCGCGTGCAGAACTACGTCGATGGCACCTCACGTGGCAACAACGATGCCGTGACTACCTCGCTGCTGGAGGTGAAGCAGCGGGTCAACCACCGATGCCAGAATTACTATGCCGTGGTAGAGAGCCGCAACGGCGCGGCCCTCCGGCACATCACGTTGTCCGGCGACCCGAAGAAACCAAACGAATGAAAACCAACGGCAACGAAAACACCCTTGAACCGCAGCAGATGATCCTGACCGGATCGAAGCCGTCGCTATTGGCTGGCAAGCGCAAGCGCACGGCGATGGTGGCGCTCTCCGAATCGGACGCGCTGAAGTACCACCGCGACAATGCGTGGCCGGAATTCGGTTCGCTGCTGACGATGATCGCGGGCGAAAAGATGCTGGCCGTGCTGGCCGGTGCTCCAGCCACGCAGCCCGATGTGTTTGTGAGCGCCCGCGACTTCCGCAAGACACGTATCACGAACTACCAGAAGCGCACGACGATGACAGGCATTACAGCGCTGGAAGTGGTGAACGTGGTGCCCGATGGCGTTGAGCGCAAGATCGACGGCGTGGTGATCTGCAACCGCAATTCCAGTGCGGTGTCGGTGTCGCTGTATGTGACGGGCACGCTGACGACGTACATTCTGGACACGTACAGCATTCCATCGAAAGCCGTGGCGACGATCACGCCGCAGGGCATTTCCGTTTCGGCACTGACGCGCCACGACCAATTAGCCGAACTGACGGACGACGATCACACACAGTATCTGCTGCTGGCTGGTCGCAGCGGCGGGCAGACGTGTTACGGTGGAACGCTGACCGGAAATGCGCTGGTGTTACGCGGCAACAGCGCAGACGCCAACGGCGGCAACGTCGATCTGCGCAAGATTCTTTGGACTGACAACACTAACGATCCAGCAGCCACAGGCGAACTTGCTCGTAATGGTTCGGGTCATGGCATGGCGCGGATTCACGATGGTACTGCTGTTCGTCGATTTGCTCTACTGGATTCGACAACGCCGCAGTCGGGATACTTTCCGCGATTTGACGGCACGATTTGGGTGCCGGGGCGATTCAGTCTTAGCAAGAAAATTTCGCCGTCAATCAGTGCTGATCAGAACGATTGGAGTCCATCGAGCCTATCCACTTCTACCGTTATTCGGGTGACGGCGACCGGCGCGGGCCGGAACATTACGGGCCTGAGCGCGGGAAGTGATGGCGATGTGATTGTGATCGAGAACATCGGTTCGCTGTTCATTACGCTGAACAACGAATCCAGCAGCAGCAGCGCGGCCAACCGTTTTG